GCATGTTGATAATCAATCGTTTCAACTTCCCAGAGGCGATCTGCTCCATCTTCTCCGCGATCAAATGGTGGTGCCGACCCGCAATGAACTCCGGCCACATAGATCGTACAAATGGTAAAAATTCATTCTGACAAGTTTCTACCTTCTCCAATTGCTTCAAACGAAGCTCTAAGCGAAGTTTCTGAATATCCGCATCTGTCTGAGTGTCAAGATTCAAGGGGGACCCTATAGTTTTCTATGGTGGTAAGTAACTCTGCCCAGTTAATAGGCTTGGTGAATGATCCGTGGGCCACGGCCCGTAGACCGTCTTCAAAGACTTCTATCGCTTGATCCGCCCGGTACAAGTACACAGTGTCATCTTTTTTGACCGCGATCCACGAGTTAGCGCCCCTGTGCCGCGTAGCAAAAGACACCTGATGCGGACTAAGCAGCACCTTGTTACCTTTCGCGACCTTTAGCTCCAACAAGTGAAAGTTCTTCTGACGGTCGAGCAACAATAGATCCGGTACGCCGGGCGTGCTGCTGTTCTCAATCCGCGTGCAAACTACATCAGTGTTGGATAGCCCCGTCTTGACTTGCTTCCAAAAGCTCGACTCTGTCTGGTTCGACATCTATCACCTTCTCGCCAAGTTGGCGTTTTAGCTCATCCAAAGCTTTTTTGACCTCGGCTTTGCTCATCTGATCAATAGATCCATGGCGAACCTCAGACTTACTGACGTAAATGTCACCCTGCGCTAGGCCACGAGCTTTCTCTGCTTGAACAGCAGCGGAGTATGCGCCCGCAGCGATAGCTTCATCGCGTATGTGCTGCAAGTCGCGTATGTGCCTTGCGTAGCTGACCTCGTACTTTTCAGCAAGTTCTGCTCTCCGCGCTTTGAGGGCTTTTACCACGTGGGGTGATTTTCTAGGGTTGAGCATTTCATACGCACGCGTATGCGCCCCGCTGACACTAAACCCGGCTTCGACGGCCAGATTTCGTAGCGTGTCTTGTCCCTCGCGTGTGGCGACCAGTTCAACAAACTTGAGTTGCTTACCGGTTAGCCTTGTGTCTTCAGAGAGCTTCGGCCTGCCTCGCGTCTCTACTTTTTTCTCCACTTTTGCCATGCGCGTAATCCCATAAATGCGGCTTATTTTTGCGAAATATAGCACTTTTTTTATTCAGTTAAAGCCATTTGTTTCAGGAGTGGGTTGTTTGCGTGAAACCTGCACAAGTACGCGGCTGGCTGCGCGTGCCCACGGCGCGCGGCGCGCGAAGCGCGGGCGGCGTCTTTTGCTGCGCGGGTAACCTTTATTGATCGGGGGACCCTAGGCCATGGCGCGCGGATCGCGGATCGCGGATCGCGGATCGGCGGCGGCGGCGGGTGGAAGTCAAAAAGGAACTTCCAAACCGGCGGCGGGGAACTTCCACGGGAAAACAAACCGACGAAAGTTTAGCGCGGTTCGCGGATCGAGGGTCGCGGATCGGGGCCGATCAGTACCGGATCGAGGGTCGCGGCGCGGGGATCGCGGGGCGCGGTACGTTTCAACCGGCGGGCGGGAGGCGAGGCCGACAAGATTACACTCGAAAAAAAGACACAAAAAACCCCGCGCTCGGCGGGGTTGATCGGATCGGGTTTATCGATCAGACGTGAAAGGTAAAAGATCCGCCCTCGATCACTTCACGGACCATGTCGCGGGTTCGGTCTTCGTCCGGTTCGCTAGAATGCTCGGCGACCGCGTCGGAAAAATTGTAGTGATCGGTCGGGTCGTAATTATCCAACTCGGTTTCGACTAGGGATTGCACGCGGTCTTCGATCAATCCAAACAACGCGCTGGCTAGTTGGTCTTCGCGGCTAGCGACGGTCGCCATGGCGGCGGCCATATGATCGACTTTCTGGGTAAGCTTTCGGATTTCGTTAGCGGCGGCTTTCATATCCGCGCCGGTCGCGTCCATTCCGGACTCGATCTGATCGGCGGCGAGCCGGTCGAGATACTCCGCCATGGTTTCACGCGTGGCCGGTTGGTTTTGGTTTTCGATATTCATATGTCTTTGCTCCAATAATGCGCCATCGGTTTGTGGCGTTCGCGGAGTATAAGACTATTCCCACAAATAAAAAACCCCGCGCTTGGCGGGGTTGATCGGGTCGGGGAAACGCCTTAATTAGGCGTGGAATGATTAATGGTGCCGGTCCCGTCCGGACCAATGGTTATAAACGCATGCGGCGCGAAAGCATTCGCGATTACGTGGGCGCTACCGTCCTCCAAAGAAGTTAGGGCGTAACAATCCCTCAATATCCAATCGCGAAAGCCACGGTTTTTGAAATCGGGGTGATCGGTATACGAGACGCGTTGCTCCCATACCCGTCGCAGGGCGCTTTGTTGTTCGTCCGTAAACTGGCCGAGCTTTTCGACAATGTCTTGAGTCATTACAGTATCCCCACAGTAAAAACGTCGTCGCCGTTGGTAAGCGTGCCCGCGCCGGTGATCGGCACGCACCACCCGAGCGAATCGATCAGGGTTTGCGCCAGATCGCGGGACTGCGGGAACATGTCCCGATCAGAGTTAAACGGCTGAACCATGGCCGCGCCATGAGTCCAAGCTTTAAGGCGTGCGCCTTTCGTATCGGTCGGGTTTAGGTAGCGAACCTGTATAGCTTGCATTTTCACATTCTCCAAATGTTGCGCCGGTATGGCGTGATCCGATTATAAGACTATTCGCATGCATAAAAAAACCCCGCGCTGGGCGGGGTCATTGGAGCGGGTGAGGGGACCGATCAGGCTGCGAGCGCGATGGTTTCCCATTGGTTACGCGGCAAGTCTAGAACGGCGCGACCGTTCGCATACCAATCATCAACTGAGTCCGCGTCGGCAGTGTGCGCGACGGCGGTAACCGCGTTAACGATTGTTGCCCGACTTATCGGCTTATTGGTGTAGCCCGGCTGTTGGATCGTTTGCATTAGTCCGGCCAAGATATCCCCGCTAGATTTTTTCGGGAGGCTTAACACTTTGACGACGCTATCGACCACGGCGGCAGGATTGGCTAAACCATTCTCGACAATGTCCCCGTGAGCGATCCGGAACATTTCGACGGCTTCGTCAAAACTATCGCGGGAAGTGTAACCGGCTACCACGTCGCGCAATTTTAATTGCAGCGCATGATTGTCGGCGTCTTTTGCTTCACTGGTAAGCAAAGACCAATCCTCGGTGCCGCGTGCGCTGGTGACGTGAGTGTGGCGGCTTTTCTTTTCGCTACTGCACCCGTTTAGGCACCATAGGGTCCAAATCATTTGCATAACCTCGACGCTACCCATGCCGACTTCGCTATTGCGCAGCATGATCCCGTTCGCCATGGCGTCACCTATCGCTGGCTCGGCCACCTGATTCTCCGATTTCAGTCGCATGTATAAACGGGAGTCGGTGACAGTCCCGTTAACGATTTTCCAATTCGCTTCGCTTTCCATCAATTGCGGGAGCGCGGCTTGCACCAGATCCACATTATCGAACGTCTTAAACTTATCGCTGACAATTGCACGCACTAACGGCTGGTCGCCGTCAAACGTGCGGAGCATCTTGCTTTTCGGCTCGTTTACCAGAATCTTATTGATCAGTTGATCAAACTCGGCAGAATAATTTTCGTTATCCCGTAACCGGCGAGCGGTTCGCACATCAATGTCGCAATTGCTTGCCAGTTGCTGGAATGCAATTTCGTTTGTGGTGAATTGCTGGGTCGGCATGCCGCCGTTCGCCTCCAAAACAATGTTGGTATTCCCGTCGCGGGTTTGTACCTGCAACTGATCGGTCGGGGCAATGTAGTCGGCTTTCCGGCTTGCTTGCTCGCTGATCTGTCGCAAGATGTTTTCCAGCGTTCCGTTCGCATTTTCTAAAGTAGTATTTAGCATAATCACATTTTCCAATTGTGGGGCGTGCGGCTCGCCCAAATGTTTACCGCATGCGAATAGTCTCATATATGCACGCGAGTGCAATGGTTTTTTTTAAAAGTTTACGCGGCGGCGCGTAGGATGATGTTGCCGTCCACAACGAAACCAGAATCGTCATGTAGTGCTGGGCCTTTAGCAGTCAACCCGACGACGACCGGACCGGCCATCACGTTATCCAAATCGGACAGATCACCATCAATAACCGGTCGGCCAAGGTATTCGCTCGGCATCGAATTTTTAAAAACTACTGCGACGGGGACGCCAGTGGGCAGCGCGGCGGCTACTTGGTTTTGATACTGCGGTCGGTCGCTGTAGCTAAACATAAGGCGGTAGTTGGCGGGAGTGTTGCCCAACCTTTTCGCTTGTTTGGTGTAATCATAGAAAAATAGATCGGGGAATTGCTGCGGGATGGCATGCTTTTCAAAAGGGATATCGGAGAGCACGTTAAGGCGAACGACGCCTTGCACGTTTTGCTTATCGCAAAGCTTTTTAAAGTTTGCCAATTCACGGGTGAGTTGGGCGAGGAATCCAGATTGATCGGCGTGCCAGTAATCAGTCTTTGCTTGGCGGGAAATGTTGACGCTGTCATACACTGCCGCTAGTCCGGCTTCTTTAAGGCAGGCTTCCATACAATTCGCGGCTTTGCTACCGGCGCAAATGATATGGTCAGGCATCATGCTTAGGCTCGCCATGCGGATCGGCTTCGCAAAATGGCTATTCGGCTTTTTCTGGGTTTTCTTTACTTTGGTATTCGTTGCTCGGGTATCGAGTAGTTTTTTCATCGTTCGCATCCTTGTTTAGGTGTACGCGCAAGGTCGCATATTCTAGCTCGGCAAACAAGCCCCCAATTCTTTTTTTCCTCATTTCAAAATGCCTATCGGCTAAAAATCTCCGGTGCTCTTCGCCGTGGGCTTGTTGGAAATTGACGCGTTTGAGGACATTTTTATTCGCCAAACAGTTCCAATGGTTTACAAAATTCTGCGATTGCTTTAGGTGAAGCCTATTTTTTTCGGCCATCGCCGCTTTGCGTACTTTTTCGCGCTGCCCTAAATCGAAATGTCGCTTCAATAACAAAAACATTTTAGTGCCCTACGGGATTTATCGCACCCTAACAATAAGCCAGCGCGCACTGTCAATCCTTAATTCGCGTTCCTATATAGTCTTTTTTCAGAAATAAAAAACAAAACAAAAAAAAGTTCCCGAAAAGTCCTATGTAGTTACGCGTTTTTTCATTTGGCCGTAACGCCCTGAATCACGCCGGTACGCCAACGGTACGCCTGAAAGCCCCGTCCTATAAGGGCTGTACCGCCGTACCGCCTGTACCGCCATTTTTCATTTTATTTTTTACTAAAAATATTTTCTCTGAAAAGTACTATATAGAAAGCGATTTTTTGGCCCAAGCGCCGCGAACCGCGTTACGCGACCCGCTCCCTGCTCGTTTCGACCGATCACTCGAACATATTGTTTTGCAGATTGACGACTTTGTTGTCGCGAATCCCATACCGTCGAATGGTGTTATGGACGGTATTGGCGTTCAGTCCGAGTTTTCTGGCGATGTCTGTCCCCCGCATTTTGTTTTGGTGCAGGGACAGAATTTGCAGTCTCACGGCATCGGTGAGGGGTGCGGAGGGTTTTTTCGGTGGATCGCCGAGTATTGGGTTCGATCTGCCTCGCGGCAGTTGTTTGGCTTTGTCTTGGGCGCGGATCGCGGCTAGGAATTTGTCTGTCATTCGTCGCCCTCAATCACTTGGATGCACCGTTTGCATCGATCAGGGCTATCACTTAGCAGGAATTTTGCTATGGGGATCACTCTGTCACTGCCGTTGCCGCAGAGCGCGGCCACCCGCCCGAGCATCTGGGCGTGTAGCCGTTCGACACTGGTCTTGCCGCTTGGCTTTTTAAAACTGAATCCGGTCATTGTCGGCCCCCTACTGCTCATGCCACGCGTGCCGATTGAAGAATGCGACGATCCCCTCTTTGGTCGCGGGGAACTCGCAGGTATGTTTGGTAATTTCTACCCACGCCCCACGGTCGTGGACTTGTTGAATGTATTCTTTCCGTTCTTTCGCCGTAGCGAATACATTTACTTCGTTTTCTCCGCCGTCTTGGTCCGTGACCCGTGCTAAATATAGTTTCATTCACTTGTCCCTGTTTGTTGGTCGATCCGCAAATCCAATTTGTTTGCGTCGTGGAGTGTAGTGCCGCTGATCGTAACAATCGCGTCGTGCCACATTTCCTCTTGGCGTACCTTTGCTTGTCCGGCTAGTTCGATTGTCGGGTAAACGCCGACAAAAGTTCGATGTGCGCCCGCCAGCGTTTGAACCATGCTGACGACGTAGACATTCGCTTTAATTTTTTCCTGTTCCATATCACTTTTTCCAAGTTGAAGGGGCCGGAGCCCCCGTTTGTTTTTGAGCCGCTCGGACCTCTGCGTGTAGCTTCTTCGCTATTGGTCGGCTTCCATCGTCATAAGACTCTGGGAGCTTGCCGTCTTCGACCGTGGCGTGGTCGCGGTCGAGAAGACCTTCACCCTCGACGCCCCAGTAAGATCGGACTAGCTCGATGAACTCGCCCTCTGCGAAGTTGCAGTAGCGGTGAGCTTCTGCGTAGGTGTCGTGGGGGTAGAATTCGCCGGAGACATCATTAATGTGCTCGCAGTCCACCCACACCCACCACTCATAGACAATTGATTCGCCTTTGCGCATATCACTTTCTCCAAGTTGTTAAAGATCTGGTCGATTTCTCAACCTGTATGCATATTATCGCATACCCAACTTTTAAAAGATACCCCAGTTCTTGGACACAACTTAGACAAACGGCTAGTCTTCGCAGATTTTGCAGACCTCGAAGAAGTAATGGCCGTCTTCGTCCTCGCCGGACACCACTTCGAGTTCGATCTCGGGGTGTTTTGGGCAGAAGGTTGCGTCCGGCAAGTTCCACGGTGCGCGGGGATCGCTTCGCTCGGCGTCTTCGCGGTCGGTCATACCGGCCCCTCTGCCGGTGCTTTATTCCTTGCTCTTACTTTTCCCGCGATCCGCTTATCTCGTTTTTCGTTAAGTACTTCGTTTGGTTGCAGTATCGGACCTTTTTCCATTTGCTCAGTCAGCACTTCCTCGACTGTATCCTGAACGTCCTTGAGCAGTGCCGCCTTGAGGTGTTTCGATGCATCGAAGACCACTTTCTTACGCGCCTCGTTTGCCATTTTAAACTCTGCATCGGCAAAACCTTTGTACAAGTCCCACGGTCTTTGTTTGATCGGCAGCGCGTCACCGGCTTCATCAATTTCATGAATCCTTGTTTCGATTAAAGCGGCTTTGATCACTTCCTCGGTGATCTTTACGGCGATCTCGCGTTTCAAAGTATTGTTTATGCGGTGGATTTCTTCCTCCACGCGGGTACGTATGTGCTTTTCGGTATGTTTCATCTTTTTTCCAAATTAGGGTTGCATCGGTAAGATAACTCCCATACCATCGCATTTCAACTTTTATTGGAGAAAGTGATATGACGACAGTAATGGAATACCTCAGAAGCTATCTGGCCGACTTGGAGGGCGCATACGGCGTCAATGACAAGCGTCTGGAAGACCTTAACGCGCACACAAGTAAAACGCCTTTCTTTGACAGTGACGAAGAGGCAGAAAGCTACCTCGAAGGACTGCGGTCAGTGAAGCTCGCCAAAACGATTGAAGAGGCAGAAGGCCACTGGTTTTGCCGCAAATTCTTTGACACGGATTCGGACCACGGGCCGTGCTCCGGCTTTGAGATCGAAGAACTGGGCATCACGATCTACACCTACCGTGAAGATCCCACCCGAATTTCAATTCATCGGGGGAGCTAGTCTGATGCACAAAGACGCTAACAAAATCGCACGTCGCATTGACGATGCGTTCGCCGCGCTCCGCGAGCAGGGGTTCTTTGCCAAGGCCAACCATACGTGCTGTCAGTCCTGCGGGCTGGCCGATATCCCCGAAGACAAAGAGGACGCCTATGTCTTCTACCACATGCAGGACGCGGAAGGTCTGAAGCAAGACGGCGCGTGCTATCTGGCGTGGGGCGGATGTGGTCAAACCATTTGTACCGCGCTCCGCGAGCAGCATTTGGAAGTCGATTGGAACGGTAGCGAGCACACCCGAATCGCAGTCACCGGATTGGAGTCCAGCACCAAAAAATGGGACGTGACCATCGTCCAGACCAGTATTGTGACGAGCATATCTGCCAAGACAGAGCAAGAAGCGATCCGCAAAGCGCGAGACGACGCCAGTTGGTCAGACCACGTGGTCGATGTGCAAACGATAGCGTCTGCGTCATGAGGGCGCAGATAACTTTGAATTTTGACGAAGACGAGGCGGAGCAGGTGGTAACGCTGGTTCTTGGTCTTGATGAACGGCTGTCCTTTATGGAACAGCAACTTGAAACTTTGTTGGAGAAGGTGAATGAACTTGAGCATGGACAAAAGCCCAGAAAACGCCGAAGAAGCCCTGTATCAGGTGCTGGTGATGCAGCTACTTCCAAAAACGTGGAGTGATTCAGAGCGGGTTGAGTTAGAAGATATCGTTCGCAACCTTGAAGGCGGATTGCCAGAAAGGGTCGTTAACATGTTGAAATTTAAAGCAATGTGCAAATTCATGGGCGTAG